TACAGTTTCAGAAACTACAGCTTTAGCCTTCTTCCTTTGAGCAAGAAAATCATTCCAGATTTCTAGTGATACCCCTTCAGGGGCTTGTATTGTTTTTATATGGTTCTTGGTTAATGGTTCTTGGTTCTTGGTTAGGAGCTGATTCGGTTCTGATTTCATTTCTGATTTCAGAGCTGATTTCTTTTCTGATTTGATTCTGTTTGCATTACGAGCTGAGTCTGCTTTCAGTCGATATTTGGCAATTTCATCATCGCATCGCTTAGAAACCCATAAATCTCCTTCTTTCTCAAAAAACACTTCCAAAATGTATTGCACATCAGAGCTGAAATCAGACATTCCAATTCTTCTTGCAATAAGGGATGGCTCACCCTTTAATGGGCTTTCATCTAAGTAGTATTGGTCAATCAGCCTTCTATAAGCCAAATCTTCCATAAAACTTAAATGCCTGGTATGAGCTGCGTAATCCCCAATATGAAATGGGTAAAAATTCACTATCAATCCTTTGTGAAAAGGTCTGGTCGCATAATTTCTTTAGTCAAACGACCTTCAGAAAGCTCCAAAATACGTTTTAAATGTTTAATTGGTACTTGGCCCCTATCAGCCCAGTTGTAAACGGCTGATGGCCTTATTTCTAGCTTTTCGGCTAAGTTAGTAATACTGCCAAATTCGGCTTTTATTAAATTTAATTGGTGCATAAATCCTCCTTTTCCACACTATATCACAAAATGAATACAAGTGTTGTATTAGGGAAACTCCCTATAAAATAATTGTATCAAAGTGGAATATTAGTGTATAGTGGAGTCATCTTAACAAGTGATGAAGGGAAATGAAATGAAACTACTAGACGCAATCGGTGTAATTCTTTTAGGTGTTCTTTTGGCTGCAATGTTTATTTATGGAGGGTTTTAATCATGAATAAAGCTGATGCTTACTATGAGCCTAATGATTACGATGACCGAACCGATGAAATAGAGGAGCGCACCTGGCAACTTATGAAAGTTGGTGGCAAATACGACTATCGCACTTCACAGGCAATTTCTGAAGCTTTAGGTGAAATGGGGGTTGATAATGCTAAAGCTTTGCAAGATGCTCTTGATACTGGCGATTATGAGCAAATTGGTCGCAAAATTGTCATGATGGCAGAGTCTTATATGGAGCATTTTGCCAAAGATACAGCAGAATCAGAAATCAATGATTAAGGGATGAATATGAAAACTTTTAATGAATTAAGACTAATCAATGTAAATGAACATACCGAAAGAAAAGGCAAATTTACCTATCTTTCTTGGACTTGGGCAGTAGACCAGCTTCTACAAAATGACCCATCAGCCACTTGGACTTTTGGTGACCCTGTTTATTTCAATGAATCTGTAATGGTTTTTTGCACAGTAACCGCTATGGGCAAATCTATGACCTGCCAAATGCCAGTTATTAACAATATGAACAAAGCCATTGCAAACCCTAATGCAATGGATGTAAACACCGCCATGATGCGATGCCTAGTTAAGTGCATTAGCTTGTTTGGTATTGGCCTGTATATCTATGCTGGTGAAGATTTGCCAGATGAAGAACCTGTAGATTTGGCAGAAGAAGCTAATAAATGGGTTTTAGTCATTAGTGGCACTAAAACTATGGATGAGCTAAAAGAAATCTATGGAGCAGCCTATAAAGCCCTTAGCAAAGACAAAATAGCTGTAGAAAAGATTGCTAGTGCTAAAGACCTACAAAAAGGCACTTTAATGGCGATGCAATCATGACCTGGGCCGATAAAGTAGCAATAGCAACATTAGTCATTGCCTCAGTTATTTTGATGGCATTTATTCGATTAGCAATTAGATTGGGGGGTATATGAAACCTATTGCATGGATTTCCAAAAGTGGGGTTTTATTTAAAGAATTGCCACCTGAAGCAATGGATTTAATTCCTTTGTATTCAGGAGAGCAAATTGAAAGTTTAAAAACTCAAATTGCTTATCTTGAAGCAAAAGTTTTTGGAGGCAATACTAAATGACAACTTTTACAACAGAAGATAGGATAGCTGTAGAACAAGGCACTCCAGAGTGGCATCAGATGCGCTTGGGCAAAGTTACGGCTTCTAGAGTAGCCGACATATTGGCTAAGACTAAAACAGGGCCATCCGCTTCTCGTCAGAATTACCTTATTGAATTAGCCATCCAGCGCACTACAGGCATCATTCAAGAATCTTACTCCAACTCAGCAATGGAATGGGGTACTCAAACTGAACCTCAAGCAAGGGTGGCTTATGAAGTTAAATCAGGCAATTTTGTCGATCAGGTTGCTTTTATTGACCATCCTAGTATTAAGTGGTTTGGCTGTAGCCCTGATGGGCTTGTGTCTGACAGGGGGCTTGTGGAAATTAAGTGTCCTAATAGCGCAACTCATTGGGAATATTTCAAAGCTAAAGAACCGCCTAAAAAATACTTTATCCAAATGCAAGCTCAAATAGCTGTAACTGGTAGAGATTGGTGCGATTTTGTAAGCTTTGACCCCAGGATGCCTGACCGCAGCCAGTTGTTGATTGTGCGAATTGATAGGGATGAAGCTTTTATTGCTGAAATGGAAACTGAAATTAAGAAATTTTTGAGTGAAGTAGAAGTTGAAGTAAATTTAATGAAAGGGATGTAAATGGGAATCAAATATTATTTAAAAGCACCAGTATCAGAATATGCAGATAAAGCTGGAGAGCCTAAGAAAAGGTATCAAACCATTGGAATAGTTACAGAAACTAAAAAAGGTGACTTAATGTTTAAGCTTGAAATGATTCCATTATTGGGCCTAAAAGAAGGTGCAATTTGGGGTTATCTCAATGAGCCTGAAGAAAAGACTGACCAGCCTAAACCTTCAAATTTGGCTGATTTAGAATCTGATATTCCATTTTAAGGAGCAATAAATGAAAAAAGTAATCGGAGCTTTATTTCTATTAGTTGCTTTGTCAGCTCAGGCTGACCAGGTAATTACTTGCAAAACTTGGGCTGGTGCTGTTTTTGTATGGCATGGTTATCAATGCCCTCAAGGTTCAATGCAGTCTTTTTAAGGAGAGCATGATGAATGAGCATATTTGGACAGCAGCAGGAACAGATATTACAATTCGCTGGAGACTGAATGGCTGGATTCCACCATCAGAAATTCAAGGTTATAGGGATAAATGGCGATATTATCAAAATCTTCCTTTGCGCCAATTAGATGATGCAGCAAAAGAACAATATGAACAGGTCTTGCGAAAGGCCAAAGTAATGAGGATAAAGTAATGGCAACTAAATTAAAGGTACTTGTACCTGCTATAAAGGAAAAGTCTGGAAAAGTTATTAAAGCCCCTTCTAAGGCTTATTCCCACGATGAGCTTAAAAAGATGGCTGGAAAAGAAGCCAAACACGCAAAGCATGAGTTTGAGCTTTCTAATGGTCGGATTGTTACTCGTAAAGTGGCAGCCAAAGTAGCTGAAAAATCTGGTGAAGTTCCTAAGTCTGTAGGCAAAAAGCTTCATTCTCACGATTTGCGTAGGGCTGAAGGCATTAAAAAGAAGAAAATTTAATGACAAACGATGAAGCTATGCTATTTGCAGCCGTTGTAATGATTGGCACAGCCTTCATCGTTCTTTATTTAATCGGAAAAGACAATGACAAATGAACCAATACCTTTTGGTGGAAGTATGAAAGTACCAAGCGATGATTGTGAAGAAGCGTTCTTTGCGGTGTACCCAGACTTCTTCTATGAAGGCTCTACAGCCCTTAATTTATGGACTCAAGCTTGGAATCAAGCATTGGATTGGAAAGAATTACAGGAAAATAACAAACCAAGGATTAAATTATTGTGATTACTCAAAAACAATGTCTTGAACTTTTTGAATATAAAGATGGTCAGCTTTATTGGAAAATTAAACCATTAAAAGGAAAAGTTAAAATTGGAGATTGTGCTGGCTCTTCAGATGGATTGGGTTATTTTCAAACAAAAATTAATGGAAAAGCTTATAAAAATCACAGAATTATTTTTTTAATGCATCATGGATATTTACCAAACAAAGTAGACCATAAAAAAGGTTTAAGTAACACCATAGACAATCTTAGAGATGCAAGCGATATAGAAAATGCTCAAAACTCAAAAATACCATCAAACAATACTAGTGGTTATAAAAATGTTCGTTGGAATAAAAGAAATAAAAAATGGGTTGTTGAAATAAGGGTAAATTATCAAAGAAAATATTTTGGTTCATATTTTGATATTGAAGTAGCTAAATTTGTGGCTGAAACAATGCGTCATAAATATCATGCCAAGTTTGCTAATCATCAATAAATATGAAAAAAGAAAAAAGAAGCAAAGAAGAGCAACTTGCAATGGCAGATTATTTAAATAAAAAATTTGCTGAAATTGATAAATTGCAAGAGCTTATTCCTGTTGTTCTTTCAAGAGGAGAATGGGAAGCTATTTCTTATTCAATAAATAAAGCTTTAAAACTTGAGCATAAAAAGAAAAAATAATGCTTTTATGACCCTAAAATATCCATTGCTTTATGAATGCGATTAATTCGGTCATCAAGACCCAGCGTACCGCCATCAATGCGCTTGGTCATGGTTGTCCAATCTTCATTGTCTGACAGCAAATTTAAGTTTTTCTTATTAAAGAACCATCCTGCACTCATGCAAGCCCATTCAGGCTCTAAAAGAAGGTCAGGTTGCTTTGTAAATGGTTGTCCTAGGGCATCGCCACACACTTGATAGTTAGACCGCCCTGTAAGCTGTATAACCCCTCTACCATGAAAATGCCAGCCATCACCTTCTTCTGTATTTCCTAAGTCAGCTCTACCGCCATAAACCTTGTTTGCAATAGCCTGTGGATTGCTTGCATATTTTTCAGCAATAGCAGCATCAGGAAAGCGAGAAGGCCATACTCGCATTAGCGCACCAGCAGAGTAATTAAGGTTTTCTTCTAATACTTTAAAGTTGTTAGATTCATGACTGCATTGACCTATAAAGGCAGCTTGTCGCTTAGGGGTATCAATGCCATATTTGGCAAAAGTGTCATTTAAGGGTTTAAGCCATTTAGCATCAATGCCAAGGGCTTCTAATTGTTCGTTATTTAATGCCATATTTATTGTGTTTTGATCTATTATGAAATGCTGGAATAGCTTTTAAATTGCTTGGAACATGAAAGCCTGATACAAATTCACCTTGTAAAGGTATTACATGATCAACTTCCCATTTTTCACCAGTTAATTTGCTTAAAATATTAGCAAGTTTGTATTCATTTTCAATTCTTTCATGGTCAATATCACTAAGCCATAAAGGAGTTCTAAATTTTTGAGCTGCTTTTCTAGTGCGATTTTTTGCATTTACTAAAGCAGTATTTTTTAATCGCCATTCTTTGTTTATTTTGGCAATTTTTTCAGGGTTGTTTTTTCTGTATTCAGAATTAGAAGCAATTCTTTTTTCTTTAGTTTTTTGGTAATACTCTTTTTTATAAGCAAGTACTTTTTCCTTGTTTGCGTAATACCAAGACAAAGAAGATTCTTTACTCATTTTGCAATTTCATCATACTGAGCATAACAAGCTTTTAATGCTTCTCTGATTGTATCGGCTCTGGCAGCTTCCCTTGCAAGAAAAGTGCTATCCTCGTAGAAAAGTTGGCTTCCATTACTTCCTGTGGCACTTTGTCCATTGTTGGAGCTTTGGTTTGTCCTACTGGGCCTGTTCCGCAACTCGATAAGAGCATTAGCAAGCTGATTGTTAATAGCATTGATTTGAGCATCTTTGTCTTTCCTTATTTGATCTGTTGCATCCTGCATTTGATGTTCTTTTTCTCTGGCATTTTTAATTTCTTTAGCTTTATATTCTTCAAAAGCATTGTGCTCATATCTACCATAGCCAACTCCAGCCATAGCGATCACCGCCAAGCCAATCATTAAATAAGAACT